AGCCACCTGCCACCATTAACATACGCCGCTGTTGCGGTGTTAGCTACAGTTCCACTATTGATGTCAGTCAATGTAAATGTATCTGCACCTGTTCTAGTAATAGAATAATTACCATCAGTTGCGGCTACACCACTTGCCTCACCAAAATGAATACCTATAACATTTCCGGTAGCAAGTCCGTGAGCAGTTTTGGTTACTGTGACTACATTGCCTGTGCGAGCGTAAGTAACGCCAGCAGTTACAGGGGCAGTAGTTGTATCAAACAGTACTAAAACGCCGTCTGTGCCAGTACCGTACCAAGAAATGCCTTTAACACGATTGCGACCAAAAACAAAAAAACCACTTTGGTTTAAATGCCCTTGTTTTACGTCAGTTTGCATCATAATAATCTCCCAAAAGTTAAACGGGGGCGAACCCCCTTAGAAGATTAAGCTGACGCTGGGAACTGTGCGCCGTTTGAGTTGGCAACCACATATACCACTGTGTACTGAACAGTACCAGCAGTCACGGCAGCAACGGTTGGTGTCAGCGTAGCAATAACTTTAACGTCCGTTGCGCCAATACCAATACCGTTTGGCGATGCAGTAGAAGTTGCACCTGCCCAGTTTGCCAGTTTAGTTGCAGCGTTGGTAATTGCCAAACGACCTTGAGTCGTAATGTCAGAGGTTGCCCAATACAAGTTAGCTGTTGTGCCATCACCAATGGTTAAGTTGGCGGCAGTCGAACCTGTAAAAGCAACAAGGGTGTCAACAAAAATATCTACAATCTGTGCGCCTGCTGGCAATACACAAAGAGTATCGGTTGTTGCTGAAGCAGCTTGACCAGTGTAGTTCTTTTTGAATGTTTGGCTGACAATTGTAGAACCGAGGTTTTCAATTGTACCGACCGTCGTGCCAGTTGTATTTTTAACCGTACCAAGCAGCCACGGACCAAGGTGTGTAGCGAAACCCATGATGGAATCCTTTATGCACAAGTCACCGTATCATCTGTGCATCGTCCCCTAGGCGGGTTGATACGGTATTTAGTCCTAGTCGTACTGCATTTATACGCTTTATTTGGTTATGGTGCAAGTAGTTTGTTTGACTTTTTTAAATTTTCTTCTTGGGTAATTACACGCAGGTTCCACGGTACATGTAACCCACACACATCAGGGCTTATTAACGGCACTATATGGTCAACAACATAGCGTTCACCTGTAGTTTTAGTTAACTGTTGGGCTTGCAAATAAAGCTGCCGCATACTAAGTTTTTGTTCTGCCGTAACCCAAAGAGGCGTGGCATCTCTATGGCGGCGCTTACGCACACTGGTTAAGGCTTTGTATAGTTCAGGGTTTGCTTCTTTGTATTTAAGTTTATGTGCTTTTTTTTCTTCACTTGGTCTAGATGCAGCGCGAGCTTTGACCATTTCTTTATTGCGCTCATAATATTTACGCCCCGCAGCTTTTGCTGCTTCTGATTTTGGCTGTTCTTTACGCCGTTCATTATCCAAAACCCAGTCTTCTTTCATGCACTCAACACATACGCCTTTGGTCTTGCGTAAAGCAATATGCCCTCGCGTACACGGTTTGCCTGTGAAATAGTGCTTAACTCCGGCTTTTTTTGCGTCAGTTCGGTTTGTTGAGTATTCCACATTAGCTCCTAGTTACGATACTGGTAATTATAACATAATAAAAAACCCCCGCTTTTGACGGGGGCTAAACTAGCTAAGTGCTTGTTTTATAAGGCTTATGCGCCGGGCGAACCAAACATGCCTAGGGGATCGCTCCAGCCAAAGCTGTAGCGCTCGCGTGACTTGTACCGCACGTTACCGGTATCGAAGTCCCCGTCCATAGAATTACTTAGTGGTGTACGGACAAAGTGTTTCAGACCGTTAGGCACATCAGTGGTCAAGAACCAAGCATTGATATCGGTCAGATAGTTATTAATGGTGTAACCATCTGGAATCGAACCATTGTTCTCAATTGCATTGATGTCGTTGTCAGTTGTGCCAGTACGCAGTTTAGTGTCAAGCAAACGAGTTGCAACAAACTGAAGCGCAGGAGGAACAACCAACTTCTTAGGTTTAGCAGCAATCAGCAAACCACGCTCATCAGTCCATGCAGCAATTTGAATAACGGCGTTTTCCAACGAAGTTTCATTTAAATCCGCAGCGACTGCTGGGGTGTTGCTGTTAACGCCACCCGAAACCAACGGATGCGATGTGCTAAACAAGACAACGCCATCGCCACCAACATAACCAGCGGTAAAGCCGTTGTTGAGGGTAGCAGCAGCTTTAACTTGCTTGGTGTACGCCATTGCGCGAGCAAGCGATTTTGTATAACGAGCCGACAGTGAGTCGTACAAGTTATCTTCAATTGCTTCTTCTGTTAGGGAAAACCCTAATGCAATAGTTTCGTGGTTGTAACGTGCAGTCCAAGCTTCCTGAGCATTGTCATACGCCAGTGCAGAACCTTCGTTCTTAACAGGGGCGGCTGAGAAGCCAGACAGTTTGGTCTCTTCCTCAAACGAACGCTCTGAAGATTCAGTTTCGTAAATCTCTTTGTGTTGTTCGCCGTAGGTTTTATACTCCATGCCAAACAAGGCATTCAAACCGGGAAGCAGCTCTTTAAGTAGTTGTGCGCGTGAAATAGCCATGATTTAGCTCCTTATACGCCGGTTGCGTTGTTGTACTGATGCATTCCGAAGTTAATCTTGACGATCACTTCTGGGAACACATCAGCAGCGGTTGCTGTATCTCGCACCACATCAATAATACGAATAGGCAGAGTGTTGGTTGTGGCAGTCGAATCCAAAAGAGCCACTTTCGAGTCACCAGTGGTGGTCGAGCCAGCGTTTTGAACTAACGTTGCGTTGTTACCAATAGCCGAGATGCCGACCCCAGTAATAACGGTTGTGCCAGAAACAACGGCAACTTGGAACAACGTATCTGGATCATCTGCAACGACTGCAAAAATTTTCGTACCAGACTTGATGCTTGTGCTGGCAGGATAAAATTGCTGTTGCTGGATTTGACCAGTTGAACCGTTGGTAAAACTTACGCCAAGGAACACACCACAAGGAGTAGCCGTAGTTGTACCGGTGTCCTTTTCGATTGTGCCATCGGAAATGCGTTTAACGAGGTCGCCGTAAAAAATGTTAGTAGCATAGCCACTAGCAATTTCCATTTGACGAGTCGCGCCAGCAAAAACCTGACCACCGATCAAATTGACCGGCTTTAGCCCGTAAGGGGCGCTTACAGTAGGATAAGCCATTTAAGACTCCATAGTTAAATTTAAGAACCTTTACCAAAACGGCTCACCTCAGTCTTGCTCTCTTTAAAGAGTGGCATCCTTGGGTCGCTTTGGCGCATTAAATTATTATCTACAGCCTCAGTTTGAGCGCGTGTCTGGTCTTGGTAATATTTGTTACGCTGACCGACAAACTCAGTTGGAGTTTTGCAAAGTAATAATCCGCCAATCTCAATGTTGTCTTTAAATCGACTATTGGGATCAACTAGCAGTTGAAACTTTGGTTGCTCGTCTAGCTTACATGGTTCCCAACCTTCCCTGATTTTGGCAGAGTAATTGCGGGCATCCATTACATTTAACGTTGCAACTCGAATCCATCTGTAAGCAAAACCTTCCTGTTTATCTGGTTCAGGTAACAATTCAGGTTGAGTCCACTGCTTAGGACGCTCTTGAACTGCACGGGTTTCTAACTCACGGGGTGTTTTATTTTCAGCCATTTTAATTCTCCAGTTTTAAAACTTCACGCACATATTGTTCCGGTGTAATACCAAGTTTTTTGATGGTATTCATTTGCGATGCCTTTAATCTAATCTTTTTTGAAGATGTAGTTCGGCTTGCCGGTGCAACAACAGTCGTTGATTTTGGTCTAACTTCTGGTTCATCAAAGTTTTCTGAAAATCGTTTCCGCATTGTTTTGTCCAATGTGGAATAATATTCATCAGAGCCAACAACGACACCATTTCGTTTAAGTTTTTCGTGTAAACCTAAAGCTGCTGCTGTCATTTCTTCATCTTGACCAAACCAGCTATTGCGCTCTTGCCACGCCATTGCTCTTGGATCAGGACGATTGACCTGTTGTTGAGGTTGTACTTCTGTTTCACGCTCTTGTAAAGGGGGTACTTTAAAATTATTTACCCTTTCCATCTGCATTGTTGTTTTTGTGATTAACTCTTGCGCTTCCAACAAAGCATCAGTGTCGCCAGAATCATAAGCCTCTTTATAGGCGCGACGGGCATTATCTAGCTGCATTTCTGTTGAATTCTTAACGGCATCAACATATTCTTGTTGACCGTTATTAATCATGGACTTCATGCGTTTGTTTTCAGCCAAAAGACGCTGAGTCGCGTTTAAAGCCTCTTCTCGCTCACGCAAAGCAGCTTCTTTTTCACGCCTTTCGTCGTGATAAACCTTCTTTGCCTGTTTAAACTTCTCTCGAACCTCGCTGGAATAGCTTTCAAGCTCTTCTTTTTCAAGCTTATCTACTATTTCCTTGGGCATTGGTTGACGATTACGGTCTTCTTCAGGCGTATCGTCTTCAATTTCAATATTTACATCTTCATTTTCAATTTCAATAGAGAAATTATCATTCTCATCTGGAAATTTAAATTCACTTTTTTCAAATTCAGCCATGATGTGGCTCCTTTTATTTACGCTTGATGCCGCGAGGGTCTAATACTGTTGCTTCCACTGAATCTTCATTAATTAAACGAAATTCTTTGCCATGAATAATTAATCTAGAGCCAGCATTTGGACGAATTAAAATAAAATCGCCTTTTTTGCACCAAGGACCGTTTGGATACCGTGTTTTGTCGGTATAACAATCGGGTCCTAATGAAACAACAAACAAAACTGTTGTTAAAACCTCTTCAATTCTGATGGTTTCATCAGCTTTGACCAAGCCACTCTCATATTCTTTGTCCGTTTCTGGAATTGCACAAAGAATATGCCATCCTGATGGGGTTGGCAGTTGACTGGCTTTTTCTTCTCTACTGAATATACCGACTACTTGTGGATTATTGGGGTTTGAACCAATAAGAATCTCACTCATCTGAATGCTCCAAGCGTTGTTTAAGGTCTAGGGTATAGCCCCTTGCAATGAGAAGACCTTTAATCTCACCGCAAAGTCGTTTGTACTCTTCAAATGTTTCGGACTTTCCTTCTCCGATATATTCTCTGAGTTGTTGTGCTTTTTCATCTAGCTGTTGAACTAAAAGATCAAGTGCGTCCATTATTTACCTTTGCGTATGCCTGACATATTTGAAGCCATGCGTTCTGTTAAATCATTTTGTCTAGCTTGAGCGTCAGAGCCTAAACGAATTGCTTCTAAAGTTTGTTTAGCCTCAGAGTTTTTACGATCTTGTTCTGCTTTAAGACCAATTCTTACGCCTTCTGCTTGTGCTTGATTATCTACGCGCTCTTTGTCGATCTGAAGCTGCGCTTGTTTTAACTGGGCATCCATTTGATCTTTCTGAGCTTTGCGTTGTAAATCTTGCTGCTTAATTTGAAGTTCTGCTTGCTGCATTTGCACCATTGGGTCTTGTGCCTGCTGTTGAGCTTGTTGTTGCTGCGCCTGCGCTTGATTCATCTGCAATAGACGCTGTGCTGCCATAGCCAACATAGGAGCCAAACGAGCTTCCACTTCTGGGTCCATGTTGATATCTTCGCCAGAAGCATCTGTCTGAGGCGGCAGGTTCATGCCTAATTGCTTTTCAATTTCAACCCTGTATCCAAACCCTAAGTGTTCATTAATATGCGCTTGCATAGCTGCCTGCAAAGCTTGTGCTTGTGGTGATTGACCTAAGACTTGAACAACTTTTGGGTCTTGCATTGAAGTTGTGTGGACAATAATATGTGCTTCATGGTTTTGATAAGCAAAAGCTTTAACGGGCTTGCCCATTAAAATGTTTTGATTCTCTGTCACGGGGTCTTGAGGCTTTTGATCCTCAGACATAGGCACAAGTTTATGCGCTTCTTTAATACCTAAGACTTCAAGCATTTGACGATGCAGAAGCGGCATGTTGTAGAACTGAGGACTTGTTTGCGCTAGTTGTAAAGCAGCTTGGTATTGAACAATCTTCTGAGCCATTGTTGAAGCATTTGGATCAGAGACTGGAATAACATCAATATTTTTATAATCAGATTTTTTAGCTTTACGACTACCTTCTTCAGGTTCGTAGTCATAATCACTAGGAGCATTTTCAGCAATAATGTTTTTAAGAAGTTTTAACTCTTGCTTTAAAGAGAAATGAATCCTAGCTTGGACTGCACTCATTACTTTAAGGGTGCGTTCAAGGATTGCCAATGTCGTGCCTACAGGGGCTTGGCTAGACATGTCTGATGTTTGAAGATCAGCGGTGTTAGCAAAGCGACGACCGTCTTCTACAATCTGACCAAGGAGCGCCATTAACACTTGGCTTGGTTCTTTGTATGGCAGAGGCATGATGTTGTCTTTCATTGTGCCTGAAGCAACATCTACGTCTCTAAATTCACCCGGAGCAATTGGGGTGTCATCCCCTTTAATTCTTAATCCCCTTGTTTTAAAACCGCCGGGAAGATTAGACAAAGTACCAGCGTCAACAAGCTGACGAATAATAGAAGTGCCGGACTTGGCAAAAGCGCCGATAAGATGAATAAGACCAAAACAATAAAAACCAAAACCCGGTATATAGCCGTAATGTACAAAGTGCTGACGCTTAATAAAGTTCTTAT